TAGTGTCTTCTGGTTCTACAAAAAAAGATTCTCTTCCTGGATTAGATGCTAAAAAATCTGTTGCTCCTACAATACCAGCACCCTCTGCAATTCTTGATGACACTTGACTAACTTTTCTAAGCTTACCGCCTTTGACAGCATCAGCTGCTTTTTTCATTCTAACAACACCAGGTATTCTTCCTGCAATTTTAGCAATACCTATTCCAGGTATACCGTACTGTGTAAGTAAAGATGTAACTTCTCCTCTCCATGTTTCAGGACGAGTGGGCTCGTTTTTTTCCATTATCTTTTCAAAGTCAGATAAAAAATCTGTGTTAGCTGCAAGGTCTGTACCTGCAAATAATAATGAGCCTAAACTATTTTGTAAATCATATATACCTGAGCTAATACCTTTTGCTATCTCATCAAGACCTGTTGTGTAATCTCTTTCTTGTGTAACTTCTTCATTATTAATTCTAAATCTAGGAGCTTTTGCATCAGGTAAGTCTTTTATTTGTTGCATTGGGTCTTTGATACCCGCAATAGCATTTCCTAATCTTTGTGTAGGATTAAATGTATAATACATTTCAAGCACACTTTTAGGGTCAGGCATAGCCAACCACTTCACAGGTTTCTTAGGTGCTGATTGTGATGAAAGTTCGTTTTGTATTTTAAGTTTAACTTGATCTATGTCTAATGGTGGTTGTTCTTTTATATCAATATTAACTGCTTCTTCTTTGTCAGGATCTTTGAGAAATCGTTCGTAGGCAGTTTCAGCCATGTTACGCCTCCGCTGGTAATACTAAGTTGACGCTATATTTTCTATTGAATTGATCTACTTGTGATTGATCTGAAATCATAGCAAAGTCTTCTAATGCTTCTGCACTGTTAGCTATTAACTCTACGATATCATCTGTAATCTCTGCTGGTAATCTTGCTCTTAACTGATCATAACTTATAGGGTTATCAGTATTCATATTCTGTCCACCCATTGGTCCGGGGTCCATGGTCGCTGTTTCAGTAATCTGTTCTTCAACTAATTCACCGTTCTTGTACCCTGCTCTACCACCATCAGCATACGTTCTTAAATTTTGTAACTCTACTCTAATAGATTCAACAGCGTCTTTTTTAATTTGAGGATCATCTTTACTTGTATATTTACGAGGATCATTTTTTAGATCTGCATTGTAAAGTTCATTTATTCTTTTTGGTATAGCTCTATCCCCTAAACTTTTTGCATAAATTTCAATTAACATATCATCTTCTAAATTTTTTGCAGAAAATCTATTATAGTCTTCTTGTAGTTGTCTTAGTTCTAAGTCTTCTTCTTTACTTAAAGATCCACCAGTTGAACCCAAATCTTCTCTTTTTTGTCTTAGTTCTATAAACCTAGGCATTATTGCTCTAAGTGCTTTAGCAATTTCTAAATCTTTAAAAGTGCTACCACCTTCTCCAAGTATGTCAGCTTGCGCACCAATTAATGTTTTAAACATATCAGATTCGCTATTGTACTTGTTTATAGCTCTATCGTTTAAACTTTTGTTGTAAGCTGCTTTGCTTGTTCTAAAATTAGAGAATGGTTCTTTGGCTGCTGCTCCTGCTGTTTGAAATATGTTTCCACCTGGTGATCTTGATATTAAATCTAAACCAAAGTCTATTTTAAAATCTCTTAATGAATTGTCAGGTGCCATGGGTGGTAATTTTAAAGATCTTCTTTTAACTTCTGCATCAATTTGATCCATGTTAGCATTTCTTAAATCAAATGGTTGTACACTTTGATCTGATGCATTACCTGTACCTTTGTAACCTTGTCTAGGAGCAAGGCCTGAAGTAATACCTTCACCAGCACTACCGCCTTTTCTAAACATAGGTCTTTTCATTATTCTGTTCATGTCTATGATCCGTATACTGTTTGATCACCAGCTCTTTGTGATGCTCTATTACCACCACCAAATATACCACTTAATACACTTGCTGTTCCAAGAGCCGTTTGTAATGGTGTAGGGTTAGGTGTTACTGTTGACTGATTACCGAATGGTGCATTACCTGAGAATAGACTTGCAACTCCAGAACCATATGTACCTAATCTTTCATAAGGTTCAAATGCTTCTAATCTATTTGCTTCTCTTGTTGCATCAAGTCCTGCTTGTGTCTGTGCCTGTTGTAGTCCGCCCAATCGACCCAACTGGTTAATATCTGCTGTTTGGAAATCTTGTACGTTTGCACCTAATTGTCCTTGTTGATTAAATGCTGTCTGTGCATTTAAATTAGATTGATTAAATCCTTGTTGATTTAATTTTGCAAGTATAAATGCTCTGTTGGCATCTTGATCAGACATATAATTTGCTCTTTGTACACCCTCACGTCCACCACCTAAATTACCAGACATCGCTGCATTTTGTCCAATACCTGTTAAACCTGCTTGAGTTTGTTTGTCAAATTCTGACATGGTTGCATTGATTACATCTTGTTGATAAGGAGATTCAAATCCTTCGTAAGCTTGTGGTCCTGAATATTGTGCTTGTTGTGTAAGATAAGGTTGATAAGCTCCAACACCTGATCCTGCTAAATTATAAGCTTGTGTTTGTAAAGGATCTTGACCAGCAACTTGCGGTGCAAGTCTAGCTGTATCTAATGGTATAGATGTAAGACCTGCTAATTGTTTTCCGTAATCAACACCAAGGTCTGTTACGTATTGTTGCGGTAAATTTTGTACTTGTTCTATTGCCATTATATAACCTCACTTAATCGTTCTGATGTAGCAAACATATCTCTAGCACCAGCCATTCCTTGTGACTCTTCTGATACTTGCCCACCTTGTTCTAAATGTTTCATCATGTTCTCCATAACTTGTGCACCTTGATCTATATCTCCATCACCTGCGTTTCTAACAGCATCTGCAGTAAATACAAACTCATTTACACTTAATCTTGCAGGCACATCGTCTGCTTTTTCTGCTTTTCCAATAGGTACAAACCCACCTTCAGCTCTATAATCTTTTTCCATACCACCAAGGTCCATGATTCCACCTTCGGCTCTATTAATTCTACCACCCATAGCTCTAGCAGTTTCAAATCCTTCTGGCATTTGTTTTATAAATTTTGGATCTATGTCAAATCCTTCTGGCATTTGTTTTATAAACTTTGGATCTATGTTTGGAACTGTCATATCAAAAGAATTTTTTTCAGTCATCATTGGTTTACCTTGATTCATTGCTTGATTGTTTGGCATACCAAATGCTTGTAATTTTGCTTGAAGAAAAGCTCTGTCTTCATCTGTTAAATTTGGGTCTTGCATTTTTTGCATTATTTTAGTTATTGCTTCTTCTATTACTTGTGCGTTATTCATTTGCGGAGCACCCATGTCAGCACCACCACCATTATCAAATCCTATTCTTCCACCGTTGGCTGCGTTTTGATATACTTCAAGCATTTTTGTTGGGTCATATTTTCTAGATGCTACTGTTGGTAAAAAATTTAAATTTGCTGCTAGTCCTTGTTTTTGATCTAATATGTTTGCAGATTTTTTAAGATCTGCTAATTGTATTGCTGTGTTGTCATTTGGTAAACCTGGTGTGTTAGACTCTGTATTCTTAGTAAACAAACCTGCTGTAAGACCACCAACTATTGGTACAATGTTTTGAGTTAATGCTGATCCAATATTTCCAAGTATAGATTTACCTTCAGTTTGACCAGTTACTTTTTCTGGATTCTCTTTGTCTCCATAAATATCTTGCATACCACGTGGTTTATTTAATACTTCAAAAATAGTTCCTATTCCTTCATTAATTTTTCCACCACCCGTTCCCGGAACTCCTGGAACTTTAAAAGTATCTAAACCATATAAAGCTGCAGCTGCAGCTATTTCAGGATTTTTTTTTATTGGATCCATAATATTTTCCTGGAACCATGATCCAATACCGTATTTTTTTCTACCATCAGCACCCATGATACCACCATACGCTGCCATCTGTCTGTCAGGTAAAACTGGTCCTGTAGGTTTAGGTTGAAAAGGATTAACTGGTTTTGTAGGATCGTTTGGTAATGGAGTACCACCAGACATTTGTCCTTCAGCCATTGCTTGATCTAAAAATTGTTCAAAAGACATAGGATCTAATCCTTGTTCTATCATGTCGTCAAGATACTTAGAGTATTCTTCTTCTAATTGAACCATCATCATCTCCTGCATTTGTTGTGGAGATTTAGGACCCTCGTCACCACTATATTTTATAGATGGTGCGTTAGTTTCTAGCTCTTCTGAAATTTGTATATCTTCTATTCCCATGGTTTGTCTACTTTACTTGGTTTTTGACCATAAATCAAGAGCCGGCATGATAACATTTACATCTTGTGCCATCTCTTCTGCTTTGTAACCCCTAGCTTCCCAGTCTTTTTTTTCTTTAAAAACCTGACCTGTTTTTTTGTGTCTATAAGTTTCTTCTACTTTTGCGTTATATACTTTCATTATGTTGTTACCTCTTTTTTAATGTTTAAATAGCTAATAGCTACATCAAACGAGTCTGTTGTGCTTGCTTGTATTGTAAAATTTTTTCCGCCTTCTACTATTAATGGTTGAGTTAATAACTCTGTTGTAACATTTGCTGTTAATGCTGCTGATTTAATAGCTGTAATACTGTTGTTTGTTATAGTTACCGTAGGTGTGCCAGCTGCTGTAACAAGTATTGATTTAATAACAATAGTTTCATTGACTGCAGGAATACTAGTACCTAAAGGTGTAAGCGCACCACCGCTTGTGTTATTATCTATACCTACAAATTTATATTGGTTTACTACTGCCATTAATCTAAAAAGAAACTTCTAGCTTCTATTTCCTGTTTTAATTCTTCTTGAAACGTTGTGTTAAGTTTTTCAAGAACTGCATCTAAATCTCTAACTAAAGATTGTGCTATGTCTTCCTCATACTCTGAACTTGCTCTGGTTAATGATTGTACTATCTTAGCCATTATAAACTTGCAATGCCTCCTTTAGAAAAAAAACTTGCTGTGTCATCAGTAGCATAACCACCTCCACCACCTTCACCTCCACCACCATTACCACTTACCTGCGCTATATTATAAGGTTGTGTGTATGGTTTTTTAGGTGTTAGAGATTCTGGAAAATTATCTGATCCAAACGTTATAACATCATCAATTTTTACAGCACCTGCACCACTATCTAATAATGAATCTTCATAATTTCCATATTTTTTTCCTGAAGTCATTCTGTCTGTAATGTAATCAAGTCTCTTATTTGCGCTTCTTTGATTTCTAGCATCTTCATAAGCTTGTTGAGTTTTATAACCAGTTAATTTTTCTCTGTTTTTGTTTAAAAAATATATTGCGCCAGCACCGAGAGCTAAAGGCCCAAGCGTTGAAAGTATACCACTACTACCACCACCACTACCGATTATGCTTTGTAGAGTTTTGTTAATCCCTGCTCGTTTAATCATGTTCATAGGATTTAAATTCATACCCCCTAAACTAATTGCGTACTTAGGGTTTCCTTGTTGTTCATCTATGCCTAATTTTTTGTAAGCAAAATCTAAACCTGCTTGAGTTATTTTACCACCTCCATATGATAGAGCTATTGATTTTATTATTTCTGCTGACATTATCTTCTTCCTCCAGTTTGTATATCTAACCTAAAAGTACCCAATTTCCAACTAGTATCCACTGCTGTGTTAGATATTGTAAGAGCTATGGCTCTACCTCTAGCACGTGTGTCTACTTTATCTGTTGTAGATGATACAGTAAAAGGTCCAAGTGATGAACTAGCTGCAGCATCATTTGGATAATTTCTTAAATCTAATTGTATAATAGCGTTTCCTTGTTGAGCTATAAAATCTGGTATAATTCTACTAACTCTCATAATGTTTTCACCATCACCTCTAAGATCACCCAAGTTAGTAGCAGCTCCTCTAACAACTTTTTGTGTAATATCATAATCACCAGAAGTAATATCAGCTGGAATAGCTGTAGTGACACCAAGTCTTACTTGATTAACTCCTGTTTCATGTTCATAATAATATGAAATTCCATCTGTATTACCTTCAACATCAAAAGATGTATCCGTACCTGCATCATATTGTGTTGCATGTGGTAAACCAAATACAGCAGAATCCTGCCAGGTTGTTCTAGTAAATAAAGAACTGTCATTAGTAAACCATATGGGACGTTTAGCTGTTGAATCTAAATAACTATATGTAACAGATCTAGTGGTAACATTTGAATCTGCTGTAGGATAAAACCAAGTAATTTCTCCAAACAAATTATTAATACCACAATAAATAAATTGATTAGATGTTGTGTTAAGATCATCATAAACATAATCTTCGACTAAACAATCCATAGATTCTAACTTACCGGTGTATCTAAAAAAGCCGTTATCAGACATCCAGTAAGCAGCACCATCAACTTCAACGGCTGCATTTTTACCAATTAACCCGCAGTTAGTTCCAACTTGTTCATAAGCAAATGTAAAAGGAGTTCCAACAAACCTCATAGTAAATAAAGATGTATCACTCCAAATGTAAATTGCATTTCTACCTAACTTACTACCCATGATCCGTGATCCAGCGGCCAGTCTTTGTGTACCCGCACTATTTTCTGCTGTGGGTGTGTAGTCTTCTATGTTTTCTTGAGATGAGAATCTAATAAACATATCGTCCTGTGTAGTTTTATCTCCAATAGTTGTTTCAGTTCCAAAAAATACTAAGTGTCTATCAGGAGTAGACACTAACATATCACGTGACGCTGTAGGCGCACCAGATATAATTGTAGCTCTTGTTGCTGTTGCGTTAGTTGCGTCTGCATCCCATTTAAAACACTCACCATTAAAAATTAAAGCAATCAATGTACTACCTAAATTGTCCAAGGCCCATAGACCAGGTTCGGCGACAGTATCTGTGTCAGCTGATGATTGACCCCAACCAGAAAAATCACTATAGTTTGTAACCGTAGCTCCTGTGCTGTGAGAAGCATTTGCTGTTCCTCTAACATTTCTAGTTATTCCGGTTAAAGTATTTGTTGCTGTATTCACTCCTGTGTAAGAAATTTCTTCTGTGCCTACTTGTATAAAATTAGTTCCGGTTGTTGGAAAATTTAATACAGACGTTAAAACAATACTAGTTCCAGTTCCTCCGGTTCCTGCTGAGTCAGCAGATAGTGATCCATTTAATGTAGTTGTTTGAGGAGCTGTCGATGTTCCACCAAATTGTGATATACCCCATCCAAAAACACCAACTTGTTCTGCGGGACCTACGTGATAATATTGAAAAAAAGTAATACCTCCAGAGGTAGTAGCACCGGACCCTGTTTCATTAGAAGACATTGTAATAGTCAAGGTTGTTGCATTTGGTACACTGGTTACCATAAATTTTTTATCAGCAAAATCTGCTGCACCAAAATTAGAATTTGTAATAGCACTAAAAGTACTTACATCACCAAATAAAATTATGTCGCCTGTTTCAAAATTATGTGCACCACTAAATGTAAGTGTTACAGTCGGTGATCCGTTGGTCGTGCTAAATGCACTAGTGATAGCTGTACCTGATGGATTAACTAAAGGATGTATATCGTAGTAAACATCTCCTGAGTAAGCATATAAAATTCTATTAGTACCAATAATAGCATATTTAATACCTTGTTTATTAACCATGTGGTGTAAACCTCTAGCAGCACCGGTTAGTTTACTGTTGCCCAATTGATTCCAACCCCCTATTTTTTCAGGTGTGCCGTATCTAAAACGTACATTTGTACCACCTGTCCATTGAGACTCGGCTCCAGTAGATGTAACTTGTTTATTAAATCCCGGTAAAAACCCTAATTTTTGTAGCATATAAAAACCTGTTGAAATTGGTAATAAACTTTATATATTAGTTTTATAGATAATGAAAGAAACAAAATGAAGAAAATATTAGGTATAAACACTTCCCATAATTGTTCTTTTGCTTATTTTGAAGATGGTATTTTAAAAGAATATTATGAAGAAGACCGGTTTAATAAAATTAAAAATTTTACACCTCCAATAGATCGTTTTAATACAGACCCATATCAGTATGAAGTTTTAAAAAAATTTAAAGATATTATATTTGATGGAGTTGTGCTTGCTTCATACGATAGAGAAGAAATATTACTAGAAAAAAATATTATAGATAATATTTTTAAACAAGTTAAGTTTAAAAAATTTTTATTTTTAAATCATGTACACCACATACTGCATGCTAGCTGTGGTTATTATTTTAGTAAATTTAAAGAAGCTACAGCTGTGGTAACAGACGGGGGAGGAGAAAGATATTTTTCTAATTTTCAAACAATGGAATCTATATTTAGTATTAATAAAAATAAAATTAAATGTCATTACAAACACGCTTCAAATGTACGTCTAGATCATTTTAATAACTTTGTAGATGCGGAAAAAACCGATAAAAAAGATGGGGTGGATATAAAAGTTTCTAATAAAAGTATAGGTGGATATAAATATATTACTTTCCGAGAAAAAGCAGGTTTCAAAGAAAATGAAGAAGGGCAAATGATGGGTATAGCCGCATATAAAGATAAGGATACAGACCTAGATAAAAATGTTTTAGAAATTGCACACAAAGCACAAGAAGAAACTTTACAGGAAAGAATAGAATTAATTGAAAAAGCATTAACCTACAGCGACTGTAAAAATATTATATTATCTGGAGGCTATCATTTAAACTGCAGTAATAATTTTAAACTTGTAAAACACTTTCCAAAATTAAATTTTTTTATAGACCCCATACCCTATGATGGAGGAATTGCTGTGGGAGCTGCTGTATATTATGAAAATTATTTATAAAAAAGAAGAAGCTGTTGATTTACTATTACAACAAAAATTAGTTGTTATATTTCAAAATCATTCTGAATGGGGAGCGCGTGCTTTAGGTAATCGTTCTATGTTATTTGATCCAAGAAATAAAAATGCAAAAGAAATAGTTAATAAATTAAAAGGAAGACAATGGTGGAGGCCTACAGCAGCTACTATACTTTATGAATATAGAAATGATTATTTAGACATGCATGGTTTAGATGAATCTCCAAACATGTCATTTGCAATTGATGCTAAACAGAAAGCAATTGATGAAGTGCCAGCATGTGTGCATGCCGATAATACATGTAGATTTCAAACTTTAAAAAAAGAACAGAATCCACATTATTATGATCTTATAAAATTATTTTATGATAAAACAAAAGTTCCTATATTACTTAATACGTCTTTTAATTTAAAAGGATATCCAATAGTTGAAACTTTTGATGATGCTTTATTAACTTTACAAAACATAAATATAAACTATATATATAAAACATAAAGAAAGATTATGGATCATTTAGAAACCATTGTTGAAATAAAAAATATAATTTCTCCTGAATTTATAAATAAAATTATACCTTTAACTAATCATAAAGCTAAAGAAAATTTAAAAGTTAGGAGTGGTTTACATAAAGATATAAGGAATGTAAAAGGCTATCAATTAAATTTTGATACACCCACAAATTTATTTTATTGGAATTATATAAAACAAGAAATAGAAAGAATATATATTTTTTACAAAGCAAAATTTCCTAAAATGATGAGTTCTAAAATTAATCAAATTGATTTATTAAAATATTCACCTGGACAAAAGTATGAGGTACACACAGATCATTATAATACTTCACCTAGACATTTAAGTATTATTATTAATTTAAATGATGACTACGAGGGCGGTGATTTAATTTTCACAGATCAAAGCGAAAAAGAAAATAAAAGATTAAAACTTGGTAAAGGTTCAGTTGTATTTTTTCCAAGTAATTTTATGTACCCCCATGGTATTCAACCAATTACGAAAGGGACCAGGTATAGTATAGTTTCATGGTTACAATAAATGAATTTAGCTTTTAATTTTAAAGATAAAATATTTTGGATTCATAATTTTTTACCAAAAAATTTATATAAAGAAATGTATATTGAATTTATAAAATGTAGAAATAAATTAGAATTTGTAAAATCAAGTGTTTCTTGGAGAACTTTTAAAGAAGAATCAGAAGACATGTCACAAAGTTTTTCTCAAGATGTAGGAAATGATTTTCTTTCTTTACATTTTTTTAAAAAATACCATGTTCTTTTACGCCATCAACGATTTGTAAATATTGTTAATTTAAAAATTAATAGCCATTTACGAAAATATTGTTATGGAGAACATTTAAGATGGCATGCAGATGTTGATGAAACAGTAAATAGAAAATACGCTGCTACTTATTATTTTAATAAAACTTGGGATTCTTCCTGGGGAGGAGAATTAATGTTTAGAAGTAATGAAGGATCGGGTTTTATTCCAGTAGTAGGAAATTCATTGGCTATTGTAAAAACTGGAACAGAACATAAAGTTAACCCTAATTTAAAAAAAACTCATCCAAGATTAAGCATTCAAACTTGGATATCTGAAAAACAGGGTACAGTATAGTTATATGGCTGCAGTAAATTATAAACTTATTAAAGGTTTCTTTTTCAAAGAAGAATTAGAAATACTTCAAAAATATTGTTATAACAAATTAGATTTAAATAAAGACTATCAATTAGATCGGCAGTCTTTTTCTCCAGCATGGTATAGCGATCCTTTAATGACAAGTTTTTTAGATACGAAATTACCTTTGGTAGAAGAACAATCTAATTTAAAATTATTTCAAACATATGCTTATTGGAGATATTATGTGTTTGGTGCAACTTTAAAAAAACATACAGATAGACCTGCGTGTGAAATATCTGTCACAGCATGTATTAAAAAATATGACAATTGGCCTATTACTATTGAAAAAACTTCTTTTGAATTAGAAGAAGGTGATGCAGTTTTATATGCCGGTTGTGATCAAGAGCATTGGCGTCAAGGAGTATATAAAGGTGAAGGTATGGCTCAAGTATTCTTTCACTATGTAAATAAAAATGGACCTTATACACATCATAAATATGATCAATTTAATAGACAAAAATAATAAATTAAATGAAACTAGAAATAGTTTAAATGTTAGTTATACTAGACATGTTAATATTATATTTGGTAACTATGCTTATCCAGAAGTTATAAATAATTTTTTAATTAATATTAAAAATAATTTAAGCGATAAAATGGAAAATTATACTAATGTAAAAGGAGGAATGACCGACTGGAATTATTTTATAGATAAACCTAATTTTATTAATTTTATAAGTTATTTAATAAATACACATCAAACAACACATCCTGATATATTTCAACATTTCTTACAAAAACAAACTATTGAATCAGCTTGGGGTAATGAAATAAAAAAAGGTGATAGTTTAAATTACCACACACATCGATGTTTACATGGCATACTATATTTAACAAAAGGATGTGATTTAATGTTACCTGAATTAAATTTAAAAATAACCCCTGAACCAGGAGATTATTATATATTTCCACCTGAAATACTTCATGGTTTTGATTTATATAATGGGGAAAAAAATAGATATAGTTTAATATTTAATATAAAAGAAAAAAATCATTTTGAATACTCAAAAAAAATAGAAGGACTCAATGGAAAAAACAGTTAATATAAACAATCATATAGGTATGTATGATAATTACATTACAAAAGAAGAATGTAATAATGCAATTAAATTATATGAAGATCAAAATAGATTTAATAATACAGTAAATAGAATAGGTACAGAACAGTCATCTATTTTACAAAAACAGGATCAACAATTTTTTGCAACACCCCATAATTTAAATGTATGGTGGGAAGAATTAAAGTCTATGATGTTAAATTTTGATTTAGCTTGGAACCATTACGCAAAAAATACTGGAGCAAACGATGCTTATGGAGTGCCATTTCATTTTACATCTTTAAAAATTCAAAAAACGTTACCAACAGAAGGCTACCATGCTTGGCATGTTGAACATGGTAAAGGATTTGCTAATGAACCTAGGGCTTTTGTTTTTTCTATATATTTAAATGATGTAGAAGATGGTGGTGAAACGGAATTTTTACATTTTTCAAAAAGAGTAAAACCTAAAACAGGAAGAATAGTTATTTGGCCTGCAGCTTTTCCATATGTACATAGAGGTAATCCACCATTGTCTGGTGAAAAATATATTTTAACTTCTTGGATGATGTTAAGATAATATTAAAAGTAATTTATATTTATATTAAATCTGCATTTTTCATCAGTACAATTTGTGCTTTGATGGGAATTACTTGGATCAAATAATAGTATTTGATTTTCGATAGAGGGTATAAATTTGTCACCTATGTAAGTTCCTCCGTCACAAGTATTTAAATAATAAATAGCCCCTTTATGTTTAAAATTAAAATCACAATGTTTATCATATTTTATTAATTTTTCACTTTTTGGAAAACAGTTAACTTTAGCTCTTATTAAAGATAAAATGTCTAGTTTATTTATGATGGGTTTAATTAAATTAAAATAATTACCTACCGGTAAATTTTCATTATAAAATGCATGGTAAAAATAAAAATTTTTATTGTCATGTTCATGACCAACTTGATTTGAAAAAAAATAGGGAAAACTATTTCCCATAACAACATTTTTTATTAAATTAAATTCTTCGTTTTTTAAAAAATTTTTTATAATTTTCAACTTAAAATAATTATGAAGAATAAGAAGTAGGTCTTGCACCTAATCTAGTAATTTTTTCAGCGTCAGTTTCACTTTCAACATTGTCATTATCCCAATTAGCTTGTAACTGAGTTAAATGTGCTGAATCCCATTTAGATGAAAATTGACTGATGTCCCCAATATTAGCATCAGAGTATGATGAATGAGGTGTTGAATCTCTATATTCTACTTGATCGTTAACGTTTGATGTGCCGTATTGGATAGCCCAAATATTAGAAAACTTAGAATCAGACCAAAAAGAATCATCAGATATAATATATGAAACACCTTCATTAGCGCCTTCTGCATGATTTTTAATTACTATTTTATCGTCAAATACTATTGTCCAGTTTCCGTTAGTTGCCATTTTTTCTCCTAAGTTTTAATTACGTAAATAATTGTTAAATAAGGTTGTAGAACCGAAGTTGCATCCCCACTAAAGTTTGCACTCATGTTGTGAGAGTGACCTTGACCAGAACCAGTATTACCCGTACTACCTCCTGTTGTCATAGTTATTGGGTTACCTTGTGCCGGAATTGTACTTCCTGGTGCTAAAGAAGGGTGACTATGAGAAGCAAGTTGTGCTGTCGCTAGAGTTGCATTTGCTGTTGAACCTGCAACGTTTCCAGTTGATGATACAGTATTTGCTCCACCTGTTGAAGCTAAAGCTTTTCCTGGAGATTTTCCAACAGCTGCTTTATCAGATAAATTAGGTACGTTAAAAGTTGATGAACCATCACCACCACCATAGGTAGAAGCTATAACTGCAAATAATGCTGAGTAAGTTGATCTTGAAACTGCTGCACCATCACATTCTAAAAATCCTGTTGGTACTGACGAAGAAGACCATGGAACAATAGTTGCCGTAGGAATTCCTTCTATACCTGTAAGGTCTGATCCATTAAAATTATATTTAGTTGCTTCGTAATTTGCCATAATATTATTTCTCCGTATATGTCCAACCTACATCTGCACCAGAAAAAACTAATCCAAATGCTGCACCTTCGGTATTAATTACCAAATCTGCTGCTGCGTTGGCTATTTTAGAACTATTTCTTCCAACAGTCAATGCGTTAGAATCAAAAGTGTATTTTGAATCTACAAAATTTACTTGAGCGCCTACAGCAGGTGACGCGGGAAGAGTTATTGTAACTGCCCCTCCACTTGTATCTACAAAAATTCTATCTTGATCTAATGCTGTATATGACCCTGTTTTAGTAAGCCAATCTGAAGGAGCGTAATTAGAAGTACCAAAAGGAACTTCGTAAACGCCCGTATTAGTTGCTACACCATCTAACCAAATAATTTTCCATCCTTTGTTATCTGTTGCCCAAGTAACTGTTGCACCTGAACCAGATACTGCTTTAAGTTGTAATGTTTCTGCATTAGTAGTGCTATTTTTAATAAAATAAAAATTTTCTGTAAGAAGAGGAAATGTTAAAATTCTTGATCCTGTAAGAGCACCTGTTAATTCTATAACTCTGTGTTGAGCAGTACCTGTTAAAGCACCGTCTGCTATTGATAAAGCTGTAGTTCCTGACCCTGCAACAGCTAAAGATAAATATCCACCTGTAAGTTGTTCTACAAGACTTAAGTTTGCGTTAGTTTTTGTTCCCCAAGTACCAGCATTTTCGCCGGTTGCCATTAGTTCTAAACCAAGGTCTGTGAATGTTGATGCCATAATTTTGTACTCCTGATTGTTTTATTTATATTGTTTATTTAGTTCTAAGTCAAACATAATTATGCTTGTTTAATAGTATAACCAGTACTATTTTTTGGTGTTTTAGTTGAGTACCCTGTGCTATCTTTAGGTGTTAGTTTTCCGTAATATTTAAGAATTAATCCTGTAGCATTAAGACTAGATGTTGCTTGTAGTCCTGTTAATCCCATAACATCTGCAGGTGTAATAGAACCTATTGAAGATGTTGTACTTAATCCAGTCAATCCCACGGTCATTGCTGTAGGAGATATTGAACCTACTGCTGAAGTAACACTTAAACCTGTTGGAATTATAATAGGTGAAGATGTAATTTCTACCTGACCTACGTTAGATGTTGTACTTAATCCAGTAAGTCCCATAACATCTGCTGGAGATATACTTCCTACACTGGATGTTGTACTTAATCCAGTAAGTCCCATAACATCTGCTGGAGATATACTTCCTACACTGGATGTTGTACTAAGACCTGTTGGAATAACTACGCAGTCTACAACTATATTTAAAGAACCAAGACTAGAAACAGAATTTACTCCTGTTGGAGATATTACAGATGTTAAATCTAAAATAGGTGCACCAACACTAGAAGTTGAACTTAATCCAGCAGGTTGAACTATTTGGCTAAAAGAATCACCCCAAGGTTCTTCACTCCAACCATTTCTACCCCAACCAACTAAAGTTCCAGCATTATCAAAAGTTCCAAGTTCTGTTTGTCCTTGTTGACCTGTTGGAATTACAATTGATTCTAAATTTAAAGTAGGCGTACCTAAACTAGATGTAGAAGATAATCCTGTTAATTCTGCAGTGATAACTTGAGAAGCTGCAACACTTCCAACACTAGAAGTTACACTTAATCCTGTTGGTGCAACAGAATATTCTACACCCCAACCAGAATTACCATACTGTTGTCTGCCCCAACCTTGTTCAGGAAATGCGTCTACAGAACCTACTGTACTTGTAGTACTAAGACCTGTTAAAGAAATTGTAAGAGTATTAGATTCCCAGGAATTTTCATTCCATGCTACTGAAGGATCATCGCCACCCCAGATAGATGCCATAAGGATTACCTCCCTATGCTATACGAAGGATTGCGTTTGATGCGTCTGCTGCTGGAAATTGAATTGTAAAAGTTCCACTTGATACAGTTTTATCTCCACCAAATGCAATTGCACAAACTGAAGGATCACCAGTTGCTGTTTCATTATAAATTAAACAACCGTTAGCTGTAAAAGAAGCTGATGTAAAAGATACATCTGCAAAATCACAACATGCAGTATCACTATCTAGAGCAGGTGTTGTGTTTGTAAGTGCTATTCCTTTAGTAGAGTAACCATTACCATTAGCTACTTCGTTTGAAGCTGTATAAGCTGTTGTTGATTTATTTAATGTCGCCGAACTTGTGTACAATGCTAATTTAAATTCATTTCCACCATTTGTAAAATTGTGAATTGCTCTTAAAACTTCTGTTTTGAAAGTGTTACATACTGCTGATGTTATTGCCATAATTTTTTTCTCCTAATTATTGAGGCGCTGACTCGATTGGTATTCTTACTGTTCCATCCGTGTAATCGTCTCGTCTTCTTCTTCCAAGTTGCATCGCTGCAAACTTTTGTAGTTCAGTTTTATATCTATTTTCATACAGTGTCAACATATCTGTTGGACCTTTTAAAAACATAAATGCCTCCACTAAACATGCATATAATAGACCTTGTGGAAAATAGTTACTTAGATATGTATTAGAGTTACCATCACCACCAGACCCTAATCCTACAGGTTGAGCGTTATAATGAATAATATATTTGTAATTAGCATCAGGTGTTGGAGCTACATATATGGCACCAGAAGTAGCTGTGCTAACTCCTGTTGTTGCACCACCAAACATAGCATAGTATTTAGGTAATCCTGTTACATCTTGTGCCGCTGCTCCTCCTGCAGTTCCTGTTAAGTTACCAACATACTCTGACATAAAAGTTTGATCACGTTTCTCTAACCATACTCCTTGACCATTTGTGTTTGCTGTTGATTCATATACTTCTATACCCCTAACAAACAAAGCTTTAATAGGCATTGTAATTGAATTAAAATCAGTTGCAAATTGTGCTTCTGCTTGGACTCTATCTGAATCCATAGGAAGATCTAGATTAATTCTATTTTGTGCAGCCATAATGAAACCATCTACAATAGTTTCTGTAAATACATTAGCGTCTACTTCACTATAATCTCTTATAGCTGTAACTAATGTTGAATATGTATAACTTGATAATCCTGCCATAACTAAGCTCTATCATTTAACGGTCCAATTGTACATTGAAAACCGCCCCCTGTTTCTGTGCTTGTAGCATTTGATATTAAAGAAAAAGTTAAATTATTAAATACTACAGCCGTTTGTCCAACTGGACCCACTACTATTGTAGTAGGAACTGCTGTTGCAAGATAACATCCAAAAACATTAGCTCCTATAGGATG